TTTTTTATTAATTTAATAATTTCATTTATTTTTTTTTCTTTATTTTTTGGGACAGAAATTGCACCTAAAATCATATAATTTCCATTACTTTGAATTGGTAAATGACAACTTTCGTCGCAATAAACATTGTATTCCATATATTCACCTTCTTTTATCTATAAGAATATCACATTTTATCTATATATACAATAAAAAGAGAACACAAAAAAGAACCTAGTCCGAAGACTAGGTTTTATCATATTGCTGACATCGGCAAATTGGTTATTTTATTACTGCATTTGTTTCGGGTGCTACATAGATTTGAACTTGTCCAAAATCTCTTGTTTGGATAATCGCTACATCAGGTTGAGACCACCCTAATATATCATATTCAAGTCCACCAAATTTGCTTGGTAGAATGAATCCACATTCATTGCCAACAACAGGAGCTTTTTCCATAGGATATACTCTCCATTTTTCGGCATCTGCTGGTAATTGTAATTTTTGTGTTGGTTGTTCTACAGGTTGTTCTTGAACAGGTGTTTCTACTAGTTCTTCTACTAATTCAGCATTTGGTCTTAATACTACATAATCAGTAGTAAAGATATTTCCATATCCAGCAAGACCACTGTCATGTCTAAAGTTGTTTTGATCATATATTGTATTTTCATCAACACAGATTGCTATATGTCCATAAGCAACACCATTTATAACACCATCGTTTGAAAATACTAAAATATCCCCTTTTTGTGGCTTATCTGCAACGAAACCTAATCCCTCATTCACATATGAGGTAATCCAGTCTTTTGCGTTACCACGGGCTTTAGCTGGTTGTTCTAGACATTGTAAAATGTATTGTTGAATCAAACTTACACATTGACCTTTTAAACTTCCATTTACTTGCCACGGAACATCTACTCGTGTTCCTTTTGTGTTTTCAATAAATTTTTCTAATGATATTTTTGCCATACTAATTTTCCTCTACTTTCCTACATTGATTTTCCCATTTTTTATACGCATCTAAATATAACTCTTTTTTATCTCCGTTGTAAGTTAATTCGTAATACATGCCATCCGAAACAGTTGTACTTACCATTGCTTTATTATTCTGTAATGTTTTACATGACCAAACAATAAATACATTATCCTCTGTTATTTTTGTGTCATCAGTTATTTCTGCTCTATTATTGAAATAATCAACAATAGTTTCTTTACATAATTTTTCAAATTCATTATTTCTCATAACTACTCTCCTTCTTTCTTATCTTTTTTATTAAAGAAATATGTCATTATAGCACCATAAGATGTACTAAATAACATCAATACCTCTTTATTAACCTCATAAGGTATAAATAATAAAATTACCATCGCTATTGTCATAACGACCGTTACAAATGATTTTAAATCTGTCCATGCTTTTTTCATATTTTACCTACTTTCTTATTTCATTATTTATGTCAAAACTTCTATTGATTATTTCTTCACACTCTCTTTTTGTTAAAGAATTATACCCAGCTGATAAATATGTATCACATGCACTAGCTCTCTCGGCTGTCGGAATTTCTTCGTTCCATATAACCGATTTTAAAGCCATCTGCTGTGTTGTTTTGATTGTATTGAGTATTTCTTCATTTCTATTCAAAACGCTGTGACAGAACATAAATAAGCTAACTATTATCCCTATAAAGAAAGCTATTAAAACCCACCATTCTTTCAATTTCTTTAGTTTTTCCATTTTTAATCACTACTTTCTATAATTTAACTGCTATTATCTCAATAGGGACACAAAGCCAATTTTTTGCTGTTCCATTTTGTTTACCATCGAGAAATTGATAGGTTGTATCATCAACATATTTGGCTGTTCTTTCAAATAAATGAAAACCAGAGTCGTAAACTACATAAGCTAATTTAGCATTTTGCCCTTTTTTAACAATTGTACTTTCGCCATCTTTATCATTATTACGAAAATTGATTATTAAGTAATCATAATCACTATCTGATAGATTTATTGTTTGAACTTCAAAATTGTTTGCTGGACTTGGATTAGTCCACAAAACATTTACTTTATTCTTTGTAATATTGTTTATATAGTCACAGCTATATGTATTCTCTGTGCTATTGCTGTTTGTATTTAAAATTTTATCAGTAATACTTGCATTTTGATTTTCACATAATTGTTTTACAGTATTTTTTATTTTATTTAATTTTTCTGGTGTGACAGGTGTTGAACTCTCCTTTTGATAATCAATAATAACTGGATACTCAACACCATCTACTAAAACATATACTTTATTTATTACTGCATCTTCAAAATCTTCCATTTCGAAATTTTTATTCATTACTATCACAACCTTTCATAATAAAATTTTTAATTATTACATAATCTTGTGCATTTACTTTGCCATCCCTATTAGCATCTAAGGGACTATAAATATGTAACCCTATATAAATGCCTAAACACAAAAATAAGATACAATTTAGTACCTTGTTAGTTTTATCTTTCATTAAAACCTCCTACATTGATATTCCTATCAAATTTTGTAATGTTACAAAGTCTGTTGAATTAACTACTCCATCACCATTTAAGTCATAATGTTGAATCATTGCGGCTGACATTTCAAATCCTTGTGTTCCCATAATATAGCCTCTCATAACAATCAAATCAGCTACTGTGTATATAGTAGATGATCCATCACTGTGCAAAAAAACAGTTCCATTTGTTAATCCATTGCCATTTATAGTCCAACCCGCAATCTCGCCATCTGTGGATTTTAGTTTACCTTCGAACTCACCATTTTTAAATTTTGCATTGCCATTTTTATCTATCGAACAATTATCTGACTTAAGACTGATGTTTCTAGCGGCCATATTTATCTCATTACCAGCAAGCAAATTTAATACATCATTCGCCTGGATTCCTATTTTATTAAATAAAATTTGTAAATTTTCTGGGCTTGCATTTATTGTTGCTATGATATTAGAACTCTTTGTCTTTTTAGATAATTCTATTTCAAAATTTCCCGCGGTTGTTTTAAGCAACGTTTTGATTTCATTATCATCTGCTTTTTGAGATACTTCTTGCATAATAGAATTTTCTGTTTGCTTAATAGTTGTATTCATTTGTACTTTAGTAGCATAAAAATCATTGAACTTACTATATACAAGATATTTTATATACATTTGATAGTTTAGCTTTTCTTTAATATAAACATAGTTCGTATGCTCTAATAATTCAATTTTAGGACACGTTATTGTTTCGGTAGTAGGTTTGTCCAATTTAACTATTTGCTCGCCTGTATACTGAAAATAACGTATAATATAAGCCTTTAACTCTCCATCTTCTATTAAAACATATAATTCATCTTTAACTGCTCCTATTGCCCTTAGGGGCTCTTTTATTTCAATTGGATATTCTTGCAAATTTTCAGTTGGATGTTGTCTATCTTGACTGTCAACACAAACAGTTAGTGTTGTAAGCATCTCTTCTTCATATTTCAAAGGGACTACATCTATTCCTGGCATAAAATTAGGATATAATAAGTATTGTGGTTTTGAATATCCACTGATTCTAAGTTCAATTGGATGATACTTCATTGCATCCTCTATGAATACTTGATTCGTACCCATTACTTCTCGGTCCATCCCATATTCGCCACTGACTTGTTGTTGGATGGTATCTACAGTTTGAGATATCTTAACTATTTGTTTTTGATGTTCACTCTGTTTTTCGATTACATCTTCAATTACACCTTTATTTTTATCTGTTTTCCGTTCTACCCTTAAAATATCATTAATAACACTTGAGCTGTAGGATAAATCTGTTGATGTTTCATTTATTTTTTCAGCAGATAATGTAATTTCATAATTATTATCATCTAGCATACTACCACCCAAATAGATTATTTTTTTAGTCATAACATAGGCTTCTAATTCATTATCGTATATATCTAAATATCTTATTTTTTGTCCCAATTTAACAGATAGTTTATTTTCAATGTTTTGAGTTCTCATGCTAAAAATTAGATAAGAAAATCTATTGATCTGATCATAAACAGGTATTATTGTTTGGTATCTTCTATCTTCTGTGCTAGTAACATCTTGTGGATCTAAAATATAATTATTATCTATTCTAAATTCTACTTTTTCAGATAGTTCTTCTTCTGGATAATAAATATTATCTTCTGTGCTTCCACGTCCTAACACGATTGTATTTACTGGTTTACTTGCTTCTTTTTCTGTAGTCAATTCTGTCCAATCTTCTACGGTATGAATAACATCTTCAAACCATTTAAAATAGAAGCAATCATTTTCGTCAGTAACAACTGCACTAGCACCTGCTTGTGCAATCATTTGAATTACTTGACGATTACTTGCTCCATTTTCTACATATGGTTCTTCCTCTAGTAATAATTCACTATTTGGAAAATCACTATCATCATATATAACTTCACAATCATTAAATATAGAATTTCGCCATTCTTTTAATTTACAAGGAAATGTATGTTTAGAACTATCATATGGTTTATCCAATTTATATTTAATATCATAACAACTTAATTTAATATTTACTCTTTCTTGCACAGGTGCAACATCATAAATATAAAAAGAACCATGAACGGTTTCTATCCATGATTCTTTCAATGAACTGTATTCATTACTATTATTTAGCATTTGTATTTCTGCTTTTCCTAATTCACACGTACCAATAATATTACCATCGCTTACCATCGTTGTTTCATATTCAAAACTTTGAATATCACTTTCATCATATTCAATATAATTCATGAATTAATATCCTCATATCCTGCAAAATCTATTGTGAATGGCTCATATAAAATATTATCAGTATTATTATCTTCTGGAACCTCTCTATGTGGTGGATTAGGCTTTTGAGCATAAAATCTTTTAGTTACAAATGCATTCTCATATTTTTCAAAATAGTAAATATAAATTTCAACTAATCTAAGCAAACGAAAAAGAGGAAATAATTCTCCTTGTGTTAATGCTTTTATAATTTCTAAATTTGCTGCTGGTACTTCTGCACATCTCACACGATTTAATTTACCAGTTTTCTTTCCTCTTTCTGCCGTTGCTTCTAAATCATTTAATGTTGGTCCTTGAACTCCTTTAGGAAGCCATTCCCACGGGATTTCAAATGATGGTATTATACCTTTTGGGTCTATAATTTTTATCTTATCCATCTATATCACTTCCTAACTTACAAACAATTGCTTTCCTAATTCTTTTTCAGCAAGTCTTACTGCTTCTACAACTAATTTACTGAAATCTTTATTTCCAAATTGAGCTACTATTGTTAAGTTCTTAAACACAATTTCTCTTTCATTATTGTTTAATCCCATTAAAGCACCCATAAATTCTTGTAATACTTCTCTATTAGCTTGTTTAATTGTTTCAAGTGGTGCTTCAATATTTGTTCCGTGTTTTTGATCTCCCAAAATTGCCATGAATTTTTGTCTAGGTGGAATTACCGTTCCTTTTGCAAGTTCAGGAATTTTAGGAACTGATGCACGCCAAGAAACCCACTTAAATGGTGAGATTCCTAAAAAGCTTGTATTTTGAATCTTGTCTAGTACTCCATTGAGTCCATTGAATGGTGTAGCAACTACTTTGTTAATACCTCTAATTAAGACATTAACTACAGCTTTAAATGCATCTACAATTCCTTCTTTAATTCCATCAAATATTTTTCCACCAACTGAGAATACATTTTTAACAGCAGTCCATGCATTCGTGAATATATTTCTAAAGAATGATACTACAGTAGAAAATACATTTTTTATACCATTCCAAGCGATGGATGCGCCATTTATTAACCCATTCCATAATCCTGAAAATAAATTAGCAATTGGTTGAACTATATTATTATCAAACCACTTTGCTACTCCACTCCAAAAGCTTTTAATAGTATTCCAACAATTTACTGCTGTCTCTTTAATAGTGTCCCAATTTTTTATGCATAGAATAATAATTGCAATTAAAGCACCTAGTATAGCTATGACTAATGTAATTGGACTTGTAAGCGCTGTCATAATCCCTGCAAATATTCCAGTTACTACATTACAAACTACCATTGCTCCATTATATAATGCTAAAGCTCCCGACACTAATCCTATAGCAATAGCAACTCCTTCTATAATTGCCATAGCTACTTCATTTTGACTAATCCAGTTTAATGCATCACCTAAAGCAGTTAAAATATCAACTATAATTCCACCTGTCCATTCAGCAATCGGAGACAATACATTATCCCAAAACCATTGCCAAATAGGTTGTAAATCTGTACATGCTTGATTCACAATATTTAATGCACCGCTTAATATACCTAAAAAGGCAGGTAACACATCTTCTATTGTCCACTGTGCTAGTGGAACGAGTACATTATCCCATAGCCACCATAATGCTCCACCTACAATATTTCCTAATTGAGATAAACTCTGCCATAAAATACCAAGTGAGGTATTAAGATTTGTAAAATCTATTCCACTTAGACTAACTTTGATTCTATCTAAAAAGCTCAGCAATATTGAGCTAGTTTGTATATCTCCACTATAATCAATTTTATCTGAATTTTGAGAACTACCTGATGAATTTTCACTACCTATTACTTCCAATTTATCAAAACTAGATAGAGAGCCATTTGCTTCCTCTCCACTTTTTGCAGTATCATCTAAAGCATCAGATAATTTCTTTGCCTGTTTTGTAGAATCTGATAAACTCTTGCCAAATAAATTAGATACAAATGTTGCAATTGTACCTGTTACCCTAGATAGGGCACTCATTAAAGTATTTATAGCAGGTAACACTGCATTATAAATTGGTGCAAATGCTATCATTAAATTGGCTTTTATTTGATTCAAACTAGAGCTAAATTGATTATCAGTTTTTAACATCTTTGATAGACTATTTTTTAAAGAAGTTATACCTCTGCTTAGTACATTAAATACTAATTGTGCAGACATTAATGATGTTAATCGCTTACCAAACTTTCCAATTTTTTTGTTAATTTCATCAATTGAGCCTCCTAAAATATTGCTTTTTTGATTCAGCATTTCTTTTATTTGGTCTTTTGTTTGATTAGCTTCATCTTTTGTTTGTGAAAGTTTAGAATTCATATTTTCTAATTTAGAACTTAATTGTTGCACCTCAGTACTTGAACTTCTTGCAACTGACATTTCTTCTCCTACTTCACTTATAATTTGTTTTAAATCAACTTGCGCTTGTTGCAATCTTTGCAATTCTGCTTCATTAACACTTGTCTTTAATTTTTTTTGAGATAGTTGATTGATTTTTTCTGTAACCTTATTTAGTTCATTTTGATTCTGTTTCAACTGTGTATTTAATTCTCTTAAACTTGAAGGAACAACACTACCGTTTTGTATACCTTCTAATTGTTGTTTTACTTTTTCAATTGCCAATTCTTGGCTTTTGATACTATCAACAGATTTATTGTATTTGTTAATCAAGTTCTGTGTTTTTTTATCTAAATCTTTAAATCCTTGTGTGATTTTTTGTGTATTTAATGCTGTATCTATTACTACAGCTCCTTTTTTAACAGTCAGTTATACACCTCCCTATTTTTCGTTTTTATGATATCTTTCAAAGAAGTTTTTCCTTGCTTCGGAAAGTTTATTATCATAATCTAATTCAACTATATCCTTTATTTTTTTATAGTTTTCTTTTTCTTCTTTTAATAATTTACCTTCTTGTTTTCGTTTTCTATAATATACCAATTCACCAAAAGTACATTCGGATGACATATCCATAAACATTGCCATAAACTTCCACCAATGCAAATCATTTTCTTTTTCAACGTCAATATGATGACTAGAATTGATACCTGTAAAAATGTAATTTCCATCTTTACTAAAAGAATACGTTCTAGGTTCGCTAGGTTTTTCTTCGTATTCTTTTCCTAAATCAAGAAATTTAATTGCTTTAGTGATTGCTTCATCAATATCAGATTCTGGAATATCATCTTTGTACAAGTTTTTAAGCATAATATATACTTTTTCTTGATACATTAAATCATCATCTTCAAATGCTAATAAAATATTTATGGCAGTCCGATAATCATAATTAATGTCATATACTATGCCATTTACCTTTATTTTAGTTGGTAATGAATGTGTTAGAATATTCATTATTCCATAACACCATTATTCCTTTTACTCATATATGCATCTACTTTTTCATTACGAGCTTTTCTTACATGTGGTGCTACAAATTCTATCAATGGAAGTACACTTAATAAATCCATTGTTCCTTCTGTAAAGATATTAACAGTTTCTTCTCCAAAGACTTCTATCAAATCATTAATAACTTTAGATACTGCATTCATTTCTACATTAATTCCTGTATTCATCCTTTTCAAATCGGATGCTATTTTCTCAAAATCTTCTATGCTATTAATAGTTGTCTCAGGTATTTCAGGAAATTCACCAAGTCTTTTTAAATCTGTAAGTGCATTTCCTAATTCATCAATAATTTTACTCATTTTATTTACAATTCTAGTGTCATTTGGATTGAATGTTAATTCTCCTAATTTAACACCGTTTTCATCTAGCAAATCTTCTTTAATAATTTTACTTTTTATTGTTATAGCCATATTATCTCTCCTTTATTATAAAAACAAAAAATAAGGAGGCATAAAAATATGCCTCGATTATTCAGCAGTAGGTACACTAAATTTATTTTCATCTACACTATAAATACCATGAATTCTATCGCCACAGTAATTTAATGTTATAGGTGAATTTAATTTAGTTGTGTCTCCACCCCATGATTTCATATCAATAACTGCACTTTCTTTGAATGCACCATATTTTCCATCAGATTGTACGTCTCCTAATGTAACCTCTAATGTTTGAATTTTAGCTTTATCACCTGTTAATTTATATTTGTGAATCATATATAAAATTGCAGATAATTTGTCATTCCCACGAATTGCAACTGGGTCCACTTCCATTGTCTCCGCACCTGATGTGTGATCAATGTTAGTTTTGCCTAATACATTTTTTTTTGCCTCAAGTTCATTATTTGTTTCACGTGTTAATTCGTCGTTATCTTCACCTATTGGAATCCATTCTGGATCTGTCTCATCATATACGATTCCATTTTCATCACATGATTTAACATTTGCATTGAACATATTGATACTAGATTCTCTATCTAGTTTTCCATTACCTTGTAATAGACTTAAAGCCATAAATATTACCTTCTTTCTTTTCGTATAGCAATTTGCAACTCATTTGATATCTTGCAAGAGTATTTTCTTTATTTGTCCCATATAAATAACCTGGTGAAGTAGCCTCTATTGATGTAGCTATTTCTCCTTCATTTAATATAGGTAAAATACCTTTTTTAGTATTTTGAAAGAACCACTCTTCTATTTTTTCAAATAAGTTTAAATTTTCAATATTTTGAGTATCGACTAGTGGATTAAAAAAAGAACGGCTCGCAATTATAAATTGGCATTGTCGTTCTGTCTTTGTACCTAATACATTTTTACCTAAAATGGTAGGTGCTTCCACCTTTTCTAATGACCAATACTCGAAGTCATTATCCCCCATATTTAAATAATCTACATTTATTTTTGAAAGTTCATTTAAATATGGACATTGTTTCATGTATTCTTTTATACATTCAATTATTGCTTTATTTTTCTTACTATCAATTATCATTTTATCTTCCATCATTTACCTCCATTTACTATGTTTTGTACATTTTGGACTATCTCATCCATCTTGTCTTCTATCATTCTGTCAAACCATTCTTTGTTACGTAATCCACCACCATGATATTTTAAATCACGCATTTTTGGATCCATAACTTTTTGGACATTTTTTCTACTAACATAACCTTCAATTTGCCCATCATTTTCATCAAACGATATTTTTCCACCTCGAATTGGAAAAGCACCTACTTTGTATACTGGGTCTACCATAAGTTTACCCTCATAAAGATTGTTAGCATCTGGAGTATTCCAAATAACTTGTCCACTTCCGAAGTGATTTGCACTTTTACTTTCACGATATAGGTGGTATCCTGGTAAATAAGGCTCTGATTTATCAAAAATAAAGCCATCAATGTACTTCTGTACTTTTCCACCCTTATCTAATCCAGTCATCTGTTGCAACTCTTTTGCAGATGGCAGTATCAAATTTGCTTTAATTTTCAATTTGTAACCTCTATATTTTGAAGAATAGTTTCTCCATATTGATTATCTGAAATTGTTTTAATCAAGAAATACTCTGCATCAGAACGTTGTATATCTGATAAATCGTTTATACTTTCAAACTCACCTAAAACAATAATGTCATTTACTTGCAATGTAAAATAGTCTTTCTTATTTTCACTTACCTTAAATTCCTTTTCTTTTAGATACTCACATAAAGCCTCATAAGAAAAAATAACATGATAAGTAGATGAATATTTCTCACCTTTTCCCTCTTCAGAAATAATCTTCGAAGTATAATAAAATACATCTTTTATTGATGTCTTTTGATAAATAACTTTGCCACCATTTTTAATGACATTGAACAGTGTTATTGTATGTGGAAACATTAATATACACCTCGATACATTAATCCTGTGTTAGCAAGATATGTATAACAAATCTTGTAACATTCTTTTTCCAAATCATTACTATTCAATATTCTTTGAGCTTGTAGATTGGTTTTATTTACATAATTAACAGAGTGTGGACCAACTGTTTCGCTTGCTTTTGTCAAAGTTTCATCACTTTGTTTAGCAATCAGTTGATCTTGACTCACTAATAAATCAATAATTTCACAAGTTGCATTTTTAATATTGTTATCAATATTATCTTCATTAATCCTATTAACAGTATAATGATTCACTTTGCTACTTGCTTTTAAAGAATACTTATCGAATGAAGATTCAGGTATGCTAGAATCTCCATATATTTTAGAGTAGTATTCATAGTCTACTAAACTTAGCATACCCTATCATCTCCTACTCTTTATTTTTAGTTAATTTAGAAACTTGTTCAGTTAATTCTTCTACTTGTTTTAATAAAGAATCATTGTCTTTTTGTAAAGCGACTTTTTCCGTTTCTAATTGATTATTTTTAGTAGTTAATTTTTCTACTTGTTTTGTTAATTCAGTTAATTGTTTATCACTAACTTTTTTTTGTTTAATTTCTTTCCCATTAGAATCTAAAAGAAAATACCCTTTTTTTAGATATTCTCCTTTTTCTTCTTCAGAAATAGAATAAATTACATTTTCTCTTCTTACTTTAATCATATTCAATGCCTCCTATTCTGTTGGTAAAGTAATTTCAGTTGGATCATAATCAACGTAAATACTATCAATTTTATTATTTTTACCATTTGGAAAAATAAATACATCATTTAAATCTCTATTTTGATATAGAGGCCCATCACCTTGTGTATGTTCTCCTGCTAAGAATAAATAAATTGAAGATATTTTATCTACATATTTTGTTGTCAAAGGTGTCGCTGCTAAAACGTTAATAGCCTTTGAAGATGCAGTTAATTCAAAACTATCTGTAAAATCAAAAGCAGTATAGAATCTCTCATCATCGATTACTTCAATTAAAACTACACCATCAATAACACAAATTCTAGTTTTTAAACCTTGTGCTGAATCACTTAATCCCTCAATGTTTATATTTCGATTATATTCTGTAGATAATGAAAGTAAGTCCATAATTTCACCGCGAACATAAAATACTAACCCTTTGTTAGCATAGCGTCTACATGCTCTAATAATAGTTTTTATTTTTGTAACTACATTATCTTTAGTCCACTCGCTCGTTCTAGTTTCCGATGCCAAATTTTCATTGATAGCCTTAGTTGCTACTTTAGAAAAGAAATATGCATCAGCTTCTGGTATAGCCTGTGTCTTTGTAAACACATTGCTAATATTCTCAATAGATGCTGTTCTGTTTGTTTCATCAACTTCACGTTTATCAACAAAAAATTCCACATCTCTATCATTATCAACAGTATATGGAATATCTTCTTCTTCGAATTTTTGTCTATTCCATCCACCTGTTAGTTTATGTTGTTTATATCCACCTACCTTTAAAGTTGTAAAATGAAATGTCTTTGCATTTAGCCATTCAACATTTGTTGCTAAAAATGGTGCTAAATATGAGTTTTCAATGAACATATCAATTAATTTTGGTTGATATTGCTCTGCATAATTTAATACGCCGTTTGTTTCCATAAATAATTCCTTCTTTCTTTAATTAAAATTTTTAAACTTCGAATTAAGCGAAACGTTATTTTTTATTTCTCCTAATCCTTCTGTTGGAGTTGATACACTAGTCGTAAATTTTGGATTTGCAACTGTGCTTTTAAATGCTCCAACATCATTCTTTTTAAGTTCTTCAAGCCATTCAGATGCACCTTGAAATTTTTGTGATTCTTCATCGTACTTGAATTCCTTTTGATTGAATTGTGCAATTACTCCTGCTTTTGCAGATTCACTTGCAAATTCAATACCTTCAAAAAAAGCATTCGTTCTTTCATTTCGAATACTCTTTTCTTTATTTGCCTTTTCCTCAGCAATTCTTTTTTGTTCTGCCTCTTTCATAGTTGTAATTTCATTTTGAAGTTTAGTAACATCATCAGAACTAGGCATATCTTTAATTTGATTTTCCAAATTTGTGATAGTTGTCTTATAAGTGTTAATTTCATTTTCTAATCCTGTTTTCACTTTTTCAGTTTCAGTTGTAACTGTTTTTCCGTGTTTCGTAAGAATAGATTCAATTTCCTCTTTACTTAATTTGACCTTGTTCTCTCCGATTTCCAATCCTTCTAAAAATTCTTTCATTTCTCATTCTCCTTCCAATTTTTTCAAGAGGTTTTGTCCTCCTAGATTTTTAGAAACTATCTTTTCTTTCAAGTCTTTAAGATAGACCACAAAAAAGCCGACTATTCATCGACTAAAAATAAATGGTCTAGTAAGAGGGATTTGAACCCCCAACCTCTACATCCCAAATGTAGCGCACTACCAAATTGTGCTATTACTAGATTATGGCGCTGTGCACAGGATTCGAACCTGCAAGTCGTTTCCGACCAACGGTTTTCAAGACCGCTTCTTCACCACCCAGACACACAGCATAAAAAAGCATTCATTTTTTGAATGCAATTTGACATATTTTATAGATTATTGTATAATCTAATTAATGAGATTGGTCTTGGTCCGTGTTTTGGGACCGATGGTTAATCTCTTTTTTTGTGCTTGGTTATTACAATTAAATTTTCATCTCTTTTTAATATAATCTTTTCAATCCATTGCCTATCTTTGGCTTTAAAAATTAGGTTTAATTGCCTAATGGCTTCTTCATCAGACATTTTGCTATTACCCATATCGAATAAAAAGTTAGATGACTGACTTTTTTTCTTTTTGACTGCTGTATCAAGAGTATGTTTTCCATTACCCATTATTTCTTTTAAATCCCAAAATTCATTATTCCATAGATAATCAGGAGTGCTAATTCCACTAGGATTATTTATTCTTGGGACCATATATAATTCTCCACCAAATGTACTTTCCAACCATTCTGCAACTTCTTTTTCCTTACTAGAATAATCAAGAACTACATTTTTACCATCAACTTCATATTTGACACCATTATGTTCAAAGTAATTTCTATCTTTTACTTCATGGCTATTAGGATTTGCTTTATCTAGCCAATCTTGAGTTACATCTATATAGTTACTCTCTATTTGTTGTTTTTTAGATATATTATCCACAACGTATTCACGATTATAATCTCTAGTTAAATTATTTTGTTCTAACCAATCATTGAATTCTTGACTAGTTTCTTTAATTTTATCTTTAATTCGTTTATAATCATCAATATCGTTATTTTCAAATGCAATTAAGCTTCCACGCTTTAATTGTCGCAATTTTCTTTCGTATTTTCTTTGCTGTTGTAATTGTTCGTATACTTTAGCATTTTCTACTTCGTCTATCCTATTTGGAATTTTTTCCCATTCCCAAGTAGGACGCATGTTATGATAACAGTTGATACCTTTCAATCCTAACATCTCACCATAACCAGTAGTATCGTATAAATTAGGGTATTCTGTGCTAGATCCTTCTATCATATATTTTTTACCTTGCCATTCAGCATGTGCCTCGTATTCATGTTTCATGTATTTAGTTCTAACTCTAGCACCTAAATGTTGGTCTACATATACTAAATTTGTATCTAATTCTTTAGCATGTTGAATTTCTACATCTCCAACTAGTTTATTCATTCTAGTGATAACATCTCTCCGAACAACTGATTCAATAGATAATGTTTTACCACCTCTATAATGAACTGTTTGAATTCCATCTTTAGCAAAATCTTTTAATGCATTTCTTATTGATTCAGTATATGTGTAAATGCCACTAGCAGTTTCTACATAAGCTTTATTAAGGATATTTTTATAACTTTCCTTTACACCTTCCAGTGCTTTTGTATTTATCAAATTCATTATGTCGTCTGTATCTTTAAGTGCTTCATTTATTAAATTGTTTATTGCAATACTTTGATTTAAAGTATTAGGATTTATTTTAATTAATCCATTTTCATAGTATTTATTGAATTGTTCTAAATTATCAATGCTATAACCACAAAAAGTAGCAATTTCAGTTAATGCTAATTCAATTTGTTCCTTGTGTTCTTTCAATACTTTTAAATTATCTTTATCTAGTTTACCTAAATCCATTAATTTTTCCAAATACCATTCGAGACTACCTTGAACATTATTATAGTTTTCTAATCTATCTAAAATATTTCTAATGAGGTCCAGCTCAATATCATCATATATTTTTATCAATGGTTTTAATAATCTATCAAACTGAATCTTATTCATTATTCTTCTTCAACTTCGTTCTCTAATGTTTCAGTAAGTTTACGATATTCCTTTTGCTTTTTAACAAATGCAATTGCTTCTTTTTCTTTCATATTTCTTGTTTCCATAACATACTGAACATCACTTGTAATATTGTTATTACGTTCTATCAAAGATTGATTTCTAGCACTATCTTTATCAACAAGAATTGAATCATCCCAATCATGTTCTACAGTATAATCTGCTTGTACTGGAATATCATATAATTTGCATAAAACATAAATACCGTATATTAAATCATCTAAAGCACTTTGTATAGACGATTGAATATTAGAAACTGTGATGTAATACGATTGTTTCATTTGTTTGATTTCTTGTGCTGTTTTAGGACTAATATCTGCCTTACATAATGTTCCGTGTTCTAAGTGACATTGAACTTCTGCTTGTCTTAAGAATTCATTTAGCCCATTAAACATAGACGTATCTCTGATTTGTGGACTATAGACATTATAATTTTTATCTTTTACTTCATCAAAGATAAGTTTTCTAAATAGCCGTTTTTTTCCTTCTGGAAGCTTACCATTTGGATCTAATAAAGATTCGTCGATATCAATTGCTAATTCGCTACCCTCATATTCCCATACGGTTCTAGAAAATTGTTTGTCAATCTGTTTTAATGTTTCAATTGCATTATAATAAATTGGCATACCTGTAGGGCTAGAATTATCTATTGAATTAACCGTTGGCATTGTTGCAAATCCACCTATGATTCTATCTAATCCTTCAATCTCTTGTTCTGGTTTTATGTCCTTCCATTTGTCAACACTGGATAAGTTTATCTTACGTTCAAATATTATTCCTTTTTTGGTTCCTTCATAGGCAATATTTTTGATAACTAATGTATTTCCAATAAGTTCATTATATTCTAGTCTAGAATATACTTTATTTTCTTTTATAATTTGGTCGATAATAATGAATGATAGTAATTCTCCATCATCTGTAAATTTTACTGGAATAAATTTGTCTGCTTGAATTACGTTTATACTTATTTTTCCATTTTCATAATAAGGTTTAAAAAATATACAACTTTTTCCTATCATATATTCTGTGTTTCTTTGGATATTATTAACAAATCTTTGATAAATGGTATTTATATATGGTTCAGAGCAAGTTGTTTTATATTCTACTACAACTGCCTCTGACACTTTTTCGCAAATTGTTTTAGCTACATGTAGTGATATTGTAGTTTTATCTATCCACGGTTCATTACCGTTATAAATTTTATTCCATTCTTGCAATGCATTTAGTATATTTTCGCTTGTTTGCATATCAAGTTTAAAATCATTTACTATTTTTCCATAATCAAACATATTATTCCACCATCCTTTTATTTTATTTATCAGATTATTTAACATCTAATCGTCCACCTCCTCATCATCTTTTTTGTCTCTTAATATTGGTAGGAGTCTTCTAATAAATTTCCAAATCCCCATAATTAAATATCTAGTAGCATCTTGGCAATGGTCATTTGTTTTTATTGGAACTTCTTTTCCTTTTTCTAACAAGTCCTTATCATATTCGTACATATATTCTTCTTTAATTAGATGTTTTTGTTTTGGAGAAATAAAAAGACGCCCAAATGAAAGCATCTTTTGTACTCTATTTATTCCAAGCGCTACATCATTATTTGCATCCTTTATAATTACATCAGGACACACTCTTTTAATTTCTTCGGCAAGACCTTTTGCAGAGGGATCTATGAATACATATCTTATTTTTTTATGTGTATCTTCTTCTATTTTTTCTTTAAAGGTTTTAAAATCATTTGCATATTCACTAGGTGATTTTTGTTTTCCAGTATCTCTTCCTGAATAATAATATTCATCTATTCCTCGAACTACTTTATCAACTACATCTAATCCAAAAGCCTCATATGTAGTAGCATTCATTTGACCATAGTCAACACCTATATATAAGTAATCTATTTGTGCTAGTTGCTTTTCTGTTGGTTCTTGTACATGAATGTCTTCGTTAAACATGTAATAAATTAATTCATCAATTCCCGTACATAATCCTAACCATAGCCAATTGTACATTTTTTCATCAAGTCTCTTTAGTATCTCTGCAGATTCTATTAGTTTTTTACCTAACCAACTTGTTGGAACATCTCTATAATCAACACGAATGTGTATGCAGTCTGGTCTTTTTATCATTTTATCTAACCATTGCATTATTTCTGACTTTGGATTTTTCGGTGGATTGAAATAGTATTCCATAACAAAGTTTTCATCATTTCCACGAATAAATGTAGCTTCGATATTTTCTAATTCATCTTCTCCATCGCCTTTATCAAAGAATTCAGTTAACTCATCTAATTCTACTAATACAATTGGTCTGTCTTCATCAATCATTCCTTTTGTATCATCTATCGAATCATTTCCAGTAAAGTAAATTGTATTACCTGTTGGTAGGTATGTTATTTGCATTGGGCTGACTGTAATCTTGAATTGTTTTTTATTTAATTTCAATCTTGTTATTGCTCTCAAACACTCTTTAAAAACAGTTTTCTTTAATTTGTTATGAAATTTACGAAGTATAACTACAGAACCTGGTGTTGGATTTACAATTGTCATTATTGCTTTTAATCCACCACGACTTGACTTTGTTCCTGCACGACCACTCGTATATATTTGGTGTGTGTGAATGGTATCGTTAAAATTGTCCTGAAACTTTGGGATAAGTAAATCACTTATTCTTACCTCTGTTCTATTCTTTTTCGAATTTTGGACAGTCATTTATGATAACTACTCCTTCATCTTTTTCATCAGAATCATTTTGCGGTTTATCTCTCCATTTATCAGGTCTTCTATTCTTTAGCCATGCCATTGCAGCACCTACATCAGGTGCAACTTCCTTTGTAACTCTTTTTGTTACTTTCATACCGTATGTTTCTGTTGTTTTATCAAATACACATTCCTCTGTAATTTCTTCATAAGTATACCCTTTTGCACGTTTTAGTAAAGCATTTTCCACTTCGTAATCTACTATTTCTTTTCCTTTTTTTAAGGTGTCCGAAATGTCCGAATATTTCTTTTTCCACTCATTTAGAGTAGAACGGGATATATTCATATTATTTGAAATTTGTTTATCGGTTAGTCCTTCTCTTGCCCAACCAGACAGTAAAGTCAAGCCATCGGAGGTTAACCAATACTCAACCTTACCTTTAGCCATAATTATTCTCCTTTATCTTCTTTGGTATCTTTTTTTAATTTAGTTACAATTCCTTTTTTAGATAAGGTAATATATCTCTCTTTAGAAATTTTATAGATATCACCTTTCTGTAATAATTGAAATTGGATTTCAATCTCTTTTCCATTTCTGATGACTGTTATCTTTTTATTGTAATTTTTTTTGTCTTTAAAATCATTTATTAAGATTTCTACTTCTACCATCTTTATCATCCTTTCCTAAATCTTTCATTACTTCTTTAAACAGAAATGTTGGTAATGCTAATATTATAAAAAGCAAACACATAAACACTAAAACAAGAAATAAGGTTACTATTCCGATTATCAAACTATTAATTACTGTCATCCAATCATTCCTTTCATTTTTGGTTGCAGATAAAGGAATCAAACCTTTTTCTTTAGCTACTGAGGCTAATATGTTATCATTACACCAATCTGCCATATTGCAACAAAAAAGACAGATTTTATTCTGCCTTACTAATTTGATTTTGTTCCTGTTATTTCTGCTAATTTATAGCTTGCTATGTCGGAAGCATTTCCAGAACATACCGCTTTAAACTTCCAAGTTTCATTTGCTTCTAGATTAGAATTATTCGCTAAACAAGACCCTAAATTATTACCATTTGTATCATAAACATTATATGTTACTTGAACATAACTATATTTTTTATCTGAATCATTTTTAACTGTTCCTTCAATATAATAGAACATATTCATTTCATCAGCATAGCCCTTTTCTGTTCCTTGAACAATTGACAATTTTGATGTATCAGTTATATCATTTAATCCTTTATCGATTTCATCTACAGTTTTTGCACATGACTGAAATAATAATACTATTATAAGTATAAAGGCAACGATTCCAATCCAACGTCCAATGTGTGATTGCTTCTTTTTACAAGTTGGACAAATTTTTGCTTTTTTGTCGATTTCACTTTGACAATACTTACATGTTTTCATAAACACCTCCTACTTCTATTTAAAATACCTATACTAGCGCATTTTAACCATAATTTAAACTTCTATACAAGCAAGTTTCTAAATATAGAATAACACATGAATTAACAAATAGCAATATTTTTCTAATTTACTAAAATAAAAGACACTCTTTCGAATGTCAATGAACAACGAATTAAAAAGATAACATCTAATTAATTCCGAGTAGTCATCCTCGCCTTTTGTATCTATTGATACTGGACCGATGATATAGCTTTCACTCTTTCGAGCCTATGTAATTCGTTTATATTAAATAAACGGTGCTTTTTCCATTACACTTACTTTTGGACTTTCACCTTATAGGAATATCATCAGTACACTATCAACAGATAGTGTTTAAAAGAATAAAAAGGGGTAAAATGAAACAACTAATTCAATTTATAATTATTTCATTTTACACATTATAACATGTAAAATTCTCACAAAACTCTCACGTTTTTCTCATCAATTCCTCATTTATCTTCTCATTTGAGAATAATAGATATGACAAAGCAAATATTAAATTGTCTTTTGCTCTGTAAAAAGTAGCTTCGCTTATATTTAATTTTATAATTATATAGACTACACCCTTACGTTCTTTAAAGAACAAATCGATAATTTCATGGTATTGTTCATCTTTTAATTCAGCAATGCAACTATCAATAAAAGCAAGTTGCTTTTCTGTTTTTATTAGAAGCTGTTTTGTTTCGTTGATTTCGTTTTCTAGTGTTTCATCTGTATAATAGTAGTTTTTGTTTTCATATTTTAAAACAACCTTATTTGATTTACTAATTGTTTGAGAAAGTTCTTGTTTTTCTTTTTCCAAAGATTCTATTTTGTTTTTTAGAAAATCTATTGATGATTTTATTTTATTATAATTTTTAAGTATATTTAATGTTTTATAATATGTTGTTGGTTTCTTCAATATCTACACCTACTTTCTAATTCAACCTCTCCCCCTGGATTAAATTAAAGTCCTAATTCTTCAAGTGAATATGCTTCGTTTAATTCCATGTTCTTGTACATTGTTCCTTTTTTGAAATATGGTAAACTGAAATTATCACTGCCATTTATAATGTCTTCGTACCAAATAGAAATATATTCACTTGTTAAATTACATTTTTTAATGTATTTCACTCTATTTCTAAAAGGTCTAATAACATTACTTAAATATTCTTTTTCTTTTGCGTCTAGGATGTCTTCTTTACGTTCGTATAAAATCTTTAGCCCATAGAGTTTATCTGACATTGCTGTTCGTTCATATCTTTCTACTCTCATAATGTCAAAACCTTTGCCAAGATGTACAGGTTTTAAGTCATCATAATAATAGATTTTATAGTTATCTACACGATTAATAATATTTTGTTTGCCATTTCTATAAGTTACTATATCTCCAAATTTTAAATTTTCTTTTTTAAATTCTTTCATTTTCTAACACCTTCACTTTCTCTAAATCTTTTTCACACTGTTCTAATTCTTCTTGGTACAATCGAATCTGATCTTCTAAGTACTGCTTGTACCATTGTAATTGTTCAAGCTCTGTTAATTCTCGTATCATTTTGTTCTATCATCTATATTCATTTTAAGTAGAATCAATCCCAATAAAACAATTTCAAATTGACTTGTAAATAGTGCAATTACAATCATCACAGTACATAATACAATTGCTGTATCGTATAGTATTTTTAGTATTGTTTTATTCATTGTCTTTCACTCCTTGTTACATTGATAACAATCGCCAATATTTATATTGTTATATGTATTGCTATCTACATCAATCCACAATTCTTTATTGTCTTTCTTAATTTTAATTTGATAGCTTTCGGGATGCACAACTGGAATGTTAATAGTACCGTTACCTGTTGTAGAAGTCGTATACGATACCCATTGTGCATTATAACGTTTATCAATTACAGTTCCTTGCTTAGTTCCAAAAGATACATCACTATAAACTGCACATCCAATTATTGCAAATATGAAGATTATAATTAATATTGCTAATATTTCTACAAAACCTTTGTTATTCATTTATAATCCCCTACTTTCTCTAAAAATGTAACATCATAAGCATGTCTAACTTGTCCAGTTTTAATGTTTTCAATATGTACAACTGTAGTGCCACAAACTTTAAACGGAATTGATGTTACTGCATATATATCATCTGACTTAGCTTGTCCTTTTACTATTTTTACTTTATCGCCTAGTTTTAAAACGTCCAATTCCAA